CCAGCGTCTAGGACGTTGACGGCATTCTTCGCAGTCGAGGTGTTTACGGTGTTATAACGGGGAGCTAGACTGGTAAAAGCAGTCGGAGCAGTGGCTTCGTTGCTGTAGAACAGCGCAGACGCGACCTGCTGAGACAGACCTTCGACGTGGGCCATATCCTCGGAGTAACGGAACTTAGCGACGTTACCATTAAGCTGGGCGATGGACTTATCGACGATTGAATAGTCGACGAGTTCACCGATGCTGTCCTGGAACTGTGCAGTCAGAGACTTCGAAGAGGGAACGCCTTGATTGGCAGCGCGCCAGACACCCTGAGGGAGCCCGACACGGACGGTAGTTTTATGACCAAGCGGTAGGTTGCCTTCCTGCCAGATCATGTCCTTCATGACTTCATTGCACTGAGACAGCATCTCGGCAATGATGGCAATCGAACCATCTGGGTCGGCCCTACGAGCCCAGTCTACCAGATTGGGATAGACATTAGTACTCATTAGTTATTTCCTTATGTTGAAGTACCGTACATGGTACTTACTTTTGACTTTGGAGCAGATACTGGTGTAGTAGCGACAAGAGGTTTACCTTCAGACATAGCCTCACCAGCTTTAGCTAGTAGACGAATCATTGCCGGATGGTTTCCAAGACCCGATGTCTCCATCAGATTCCGGAATTCTTGTTGCTGCTCCGCAGTACCTCCGTGTGTCCTGATGAAGGTCAGGGCAGAATCGACTGTGGTCTGGAACCTGTTTCCGCCGATTTCTGGATCGGCTAGGAATTGTTCCTTCCAAGTCACTTTCTGTTTGTCCCAGGCGTCTTGATATACCTTAGTGATATTATTCACGACGTCTTTGACTTCATTGACATAAAATTCAACAGCCTTCTGTCCAAAGGCTTGAACAGCCTCGTGACTAGCCTTACCGGAGGTCTCAAGTTCGGCTAATAAAGACGTGAATTCTCCGAGCTTTGTATCATCCAGTTTGATATCGTCTGGAAGAGTAAAAGGCTCGTACTTCGGAGGCGGAGCCGTTTCGTCGGACTGGCCCCCTTCGTTCTTTTGCTCTACAGGGGCTTCAGAGCCCTCTGCAGGCTTAGTTTCTGTGACAGGAGCCTCTGCAGGCTTGTCTGTCAATGCCTCGCCCAGGACCGTCTCAGGAGTCTTAGCCGCCTCTGCTACAGGAACCTCTGGGGTCTGTGTAACAGAACTATTATCACTCGGTGTGGGCGTAGGGGCTGGTATGGGTGAGGGGATATTTGGTGACGTATTAGCATCTACCACTGGTGGCGCGGCGGAAATTGCTGATGTATCTACTTGAGTCTGAACCAATGCCGGAGTAATGGTCTCGACGGCTGGGGCTGGATTAGTGGTATCAACCATTTTTAGTTTTTTGTTCCTTGATCATTTTTAAATAATTATCCGGGGCAGCGTCTTGGATATCAGCCAGGATTCTTAGCCCTACGTTTTGTTGTCCACACAAGAAAGAAGTCCTGTATGGATCGTCATCCCAAGGGCCTTGAAAGACTCTGCAGAAGACTAGGATGTCGTAAAACCAAGCCCGACCTTCTTCATGCTGCATAGCAGCCTCGATGAATCGTAGCCGGTCTGATCTTTTCCGGGCGTATTTCTTCCGTTGTTTATTGACTTCTCCAGGATCAGACGTGTCTGGGGTTTCTTCTAAAGCTTCTTTAGCTAGAAGTTCATCGACTGGGTTAGCCATTAATGAAGAGTCTTAGCACGTTCGTCTAGGTGCAGAAGGACGTCTGAGCGTTTCATAGCTCTAGAAGTAGCCAAAGTTCTACCAGTGACCTGCATGATCTCTAAAGAAGTCTTGATTTTCTGCCAGAACGGCCTGTCGTCTTCTGTATGGACTAGGATACTCTGGGCGACTGTGATTACAGCCTCTAAGAGATCTCTAGTGTCTAACCATTTAGGATTCTCTTGGGCATGGGCGAGTTGATGGGCAGAACCCGCAGCTACCTTGATACCCTCGATGAATTCTATGAATAACCTTGCCTTTTCTTCACTCTCGGCTGTAAGAAACTCCTCAGCCCTACTTGCAGACTTCTTGAGGCCATCGATATAGCGTTCAAGCATCTCTGCTTCTGTGATATAAATCATTTTCTCCTTAACCGCCTAAGAGTTTACCTAGGACGTTCTGTCCGCCGTTTGTATCGACATCGGAAAGAACCTTAGCTGCTGGTGCGGCGGCACCGGCTGCCTGGGCAGTCCTTTCCATGGCTTGCATCTGTTGTTCTTGTTGGACCTGCTGGGCCTGGACTTGACGGATCTGACCGACTTCATCAGGAGAACGAAGGACTTTCTTCGGATTACCTAGGAGTTCGTTGTATTCCCTGAGATATAGATCTGAATCGACGTTGTCTTTGATCGTCGGATAGATCGGAGACATAGCACCGACGATCTGGATCAATCTCTCCATGCCGCCTGTAGCAGCACCCTTCTGAGCCAAAGCCAGCATCGAGACGAACTCGATATCCAACGGTACGCCTTGGAGACTGGCCGGAGGAGGGTCGATCATTCCTTTCCGTTTGAGGATGTTGAAGACTCGCTTCAACTTCGGCTTAAGGCTGTCGGATATCAGACTTTCAATGACAGGTCCAAGGACTTGAAGTTTCTCTTGGAGCTTCTGGGCAACCTCGTAAGCAGTCATACGATCAGCAGTAGGTTGATTCTCCAGCATCAAGAACAGGTCGTTGAATAACCCTTTCTGAATTCTTTGCTCGATCTGGGCGATGTTGGCAGCCATGGCACTAACATCTGGATTGACTTCATAAATCGGTCTGATGCCTTTACCAGGACCCATATCAGTAACAAAGGTAAGATGACCAGGAAGAGTACTAGTAGGCTTATTCTTAAGCTCCATAGACCCGATCAGAGGAGGACGGACCTGCTTCTCAATCGCCTCAGCCATCCGACGAGTCATGACTTGGAGCTGCATCACGTCCGGTAGGACATCCATACCGACTGAACGGCCATAGGCGTCATTACTTTGAGTGCTCCAACGGGCTGCTGTGAATGGTTGGTCTACGAAACCTCTCTGAGACAGCGGCTTACCGCTCTTAGATCCATAGATCCAGTAATTCTCACGCCAAGTGAAATTTCCAGGAAGTTTACCGAATCCTTCGATATCGAAATTAGGCTCTATGGCATGAGCAACCATTCTTTCGACTTCTAACTGGTTGCCTTTCTTCGACCACAGGGATTGGATCTCTTCAGAGCAGTTTTCGATCCCGAAGAAGCCTACGATCTGAGCCACTGTCATCACGAACAACCTATAGAGGCCATCGATACGACCAGTGGCGTCTGAAGAGAGGTAGTACTCACCTACTGCAGGGGTGTAGCAACGAATAAGGTCTTTCTCGTCTTCGTATATGATATTAGGCCCGGTCCCGAAGACTACGAGGTCTTCACATTCCTGGGCGAATGAGTTATAGAAGTTACTACCTGCGATTACGGTATAGATCCGATCTTCTGTGTCGTCGATCCAAGCACGAGCTTCAGAATCTAGCTCAAGTTTCTTAATACTAGGAATAAGCTTAAACCAAGGACGACTAGGGCTAGCAAGACCTGACATAAGGCCGGAACTACAGACACGAACGGCATAAGTAGCTGTAGGATCCGCGATGGCGTTATTGATAGGCCTACCACGGGTCATGTTATTAGGATTAGGATTACCACCAGTAGACTGGGTTAGCCAAATCGAACGACGAGGAAGGATGAATTCAGCCAGATCGGACCAATTCTGAGTCCACCAGGACTGTCTCCAGTTCCTAAGGGCTACGAGTCTAGTCTCAAGACTTGCCTTCAAAGCAAGCCACTTCGGATCATCCTTTAAAGGTTTACTAGGGTCTACAGTAGGCTGTTCGGAGAGAAATGTCGCTCCGGCCTTTTCGTAGTCTGTCTTGTCGTCTGACATTAGCCTAATAGAGTGCTTTTAGCAGTTGATGGGGGCTTGAGTCCCTGAGGTGACGTCTGGATAGTGTTATTGAAACCCATACCGTCAGCGACAGCACCACCTTTTTTAGTAGTAGCGGCTGCTAAGGCAGTCTGAGCCGAGCCTAAGACAGCAGGATGAGCTGCAGGAGGTGGAGGCGTCGGGCCATTGACTTTAGGAGAACCTACGATTGAACCCATTAGTACCTCTGGTCTGTTGCGATGCTTTGCATCTATTTCTTATCCTTATACATTCGTTCATGCTTAGGTTTCTTCTTCACCCCTTCAGAAGCCAACGTAGCAGCTTTCTTTTTAGTAAGGCCGTCTTTCGGTGGAATGCTGCCATGGGCGATGCCCTCGAATAATTTGTGTTGTTCAGGGGTGTACGGCATTGATTAGGTTTTCTATTCTAGTCGCCCGAGACTTGACTTGTCTTGCCCAGAGTGTCGTCTTAAGATCCTCAGCGGCTTCTTGATATTTATGATTCTTTAATAGATTCAGAAAAGTCGTAAATTTCAAGAATTCGACGACACCAAGATTAAATGCCATATTACATACAGCTCTTTGGATATTGTCTGGATGGGATTCTAACCAAGGCAAATCTCTTAGAAGTTCTGTCCAGACGTCATTGACTTGATACTTACAAATTAAGACAGCTAGTTCATGACTACATGGATTAGTGCTAGGACACCAACCTATACCTACAGTCGGATTACCGAAAAGATGGTCACCTTTACGGACATTCTCTCCTGTAGAATCATCATAGAGGTAAGGTCTGAAAGACTCGTCTCTTTCTAACTCGACTATGAGTTTATCGATATCCATTAAGGCGGTCCCCAGATACCAGTACAGGTGTTCTTATCGTTCCATGTCGTGATTGTGTTTGATGGAGCAGCTTGCGACATGTCAATGACGTTTGTCATGGTCACACCGTTGGGGAAAATAGCCGTAGCATGTCCTCCTACGCCCACGATTGGGACATCCAAGTCTGGACCGGTATAATCACTCTCGTAAGTCCCGTTTCCACCCGTTCCTGTCCCGAATGAAGTCAGCGTGTAACTAGTAGGGACGTTGTTTAGCGCCAGCATCATCCCGACTTTGATGGTGCCCCAAGAAGAAATCCAACCTGTTACGGTTATTTCTCCAGTCGTTCCGTTGACGTGAGATCCACCAAACAAGGCGTTTCCGCAGTCAGCACGGAAATTGTGTCCAGATGCTCCTGTCATATCTAGGGCAACATTCTGGAAGTTGACATGGACATAGTTACCGTTCTGGAATGTAACCATCGACTGATTCCCGCCGCCAGGAAGATTAGAGATAAGCGTAGTATCAGTGATATTGACGTTCGTATACTCAGGCAAGCCATTTCCAGTACCACCGTCCGAGATATACAGATTTGTGGTGATATTGGGATTCGTGTTTGGCGGGATGACCATTACATCACCGATGTAGTTCGTGTTCGTCTGAGTCGTTGGGGTGCCAGCCGCACTGAACACCCGCTCGATCCATTCGCCGTGAACGCCGAGGGAAGATGCTGTCGGACCGACCATAATCGTCCAACGGAAATTCACATCCCCAACAGTGGGACATGCCCCACTTCCGCATCCGGCATTCATTCTGAATGGTAGCCAAAGCAGTGCATCGTAATCAAAGGTTATGGAACCCAGCGTAAGCATCTGAATCCCATAATTACCGACGCATGTACCGGGCGAAGGATGACAGTTGGCATCAATCGTATTGTGGGAAAAGACGAGGTTGAATGTGCTTCCCGGAGCGCCCAAGAAGACGGCATAGTCGTTGAGATCAGAAGAACCTGCCGTATTGCTATCCGCACCGAAGTGATTATACTGAATATCAGTACTTGTTACTGTGTTCTCTAGCTTGAATACGGTCGCCTGATGCCCTCCGATAGGACCGAATTCATAACCATGAACGACAACAGCACCGCCACTGCAATCTAACTTAGGACCACCAGCGGCACTACCTGTGGGGTTATATGTACAATTCGTGATCGGATTTGTAGCCGGATCTTTAAGAGATCCTGCCATGCTGGCTGGGACTCCAACAGGATAATCCACACCGGCTTGATTCTCTTGTAGGCGAGAAAGACGTGTCTGGGATCCGACACAAATAGGATCTGTAGTGAAACAGTTCGGGTATTGAACTGTGCCCTGAAGACCGGAGGCATAAAGGGCCTGACAACCATCATTTGGAGTACTAGTACCAAAAGGACAAGTCGTAGCTACTGGAATACCTCGGGGGAAGAAACTAGATTGTTTTGGTGTTACGCCAAAAGCATTGTTGATCTGAGAAAGAATCAACGCGGCAGCGAATATTTGAGAAAGAATGTTTTTCATTACGGCGGGGTAAAAACGAAACATGCGTTTTTCTCATTGAATGTCGTCACGGATGATCCATTGATCATATCAAAGACTCCAGAAATTGTTGCGCTGTTAGGAAACGTTGCCGTTCCAAACGCCTGATATGCGACCATCGCCTGACTGGATACTGCGCCTGTTGCTGTACTGCTGTATGTCCCCGTCCGGCAACATGGCTTTCCTTCGGCAGAGATAGGAGATGCAATATTCACTGATTGATTGATATTCCAACTATTACCACCAGCACTTGAGACTAACATCGTACCGTCTGGTACTCCTGGACCTACTACTAGATCGGTATGCTGGGGCACGATTGGGTTCCCAGACCCATCAACTGAAGTAGTATACGTCAATACTGTTCCAGAGATAGTCACACCAGACATGAATTCACGTGTCGTTTCGTTGCTTGTGAATTGTCCAGTAAGATGGAAGCCAGAAGCTGCTCCACCATAATACAATTGACTAGCACCCACGTCTTCAGACTGCTGAACGATCCCCGAGCTAAGTCCAGCGATAGAGACTGTTCCGTCAGAAGCTATAGAGCCGGTGAACATCTGTTGGTCACAATCACCACGGAATTGATGACCTCGAGAGCCGGTTACATCAGTAGCTAATCTAAGTAACTGGACATCAGGCAATGTCATGTTTTGGAAATCAATCAACGCATCGCCTGTATTTGAAGCACCGTTGCTGTTTGCAATCAGCGTCGAGTCACTGACGATGACGTGGTTGATAGTTGGCGGACCAACCGGATTACCGCCGCCTGAGATGTATATATTCGTCGTATTCCAAGGTCCCGCTGTGGACGGTACAGTATCGACGTTGCCTATGTACCGCATATAATTCATTGTCGAAAAAACGTTTAGTTTCTGCGACATCAGGAAGATCATCAATTCGCCGTGGGAGACTGAAGTAGATGCAGTCGGCCCTTGGTAGAAATTCCATTCAAAGTTCATGTCGCCCTGAACAGGACAATTAACTGACGTTGAAGCGCCGCAGCCAGCCGTTATGCGGATCGGCATCATCAGGAATGCGTTATAAAGCCAGTCCGTCTCGCCTGAGGTGTAGTTCACGACTTGGAAGTTAGGATAAGTGCAGGATAGGCCGTTGCACTCGCCATTTACCGTATTGTGGGCGAAAGTGATTGGGTAAGTCGCATTCGCCGCTGCCAGGAAAATCGCGTAGTCGTTTAAATTCGACGAGCCGTAGGTATTGGCGTCGTTGTCGAATTCGTTTTCCTCGATATCGACACATGCGGCAGATGAAATGCGTAATACTGTGGATTGATGGCCTCCAACCGCCCTGAAATCATACCCCTTGATGATCGTTCCGCCACTTGGACACACCGAATTTGTCACGGCAGTCGTTGTAGTACAGGTCAGTTTCGGCCCACCAGCGGCACTACCAGTCGCACTGTATGTACATCCGGTAGGTTGGCTCGAGGCTGGATCTATCAGGCTGACTCGACTTGCTGGTCTTCCGACTGGATAATCAACACCGGCTTGGTTTTCATTCAAACGTGTCGTATATGTCTGACCACTTCCTGGTCCGCATACCGTGTCTGTAGTGAAGCAGTTCGGATACTGGATTGTTCCTTGAAGCCCAGACGCATAAAGGGCTACACAGCCGTCCAAAGGTTGAGCCGTTCCAAAAGGACAAGTCGCTGAAACAGATGAAATACCACGAGGAAAGAAATCTTGTCGAGGAATTGCACCTACGGTAGTGCTAGACAGCACTAAAACAGCAGCAAAAATCCATGACAGAAGTCTTAGCAAGTTCCGGCACCTATCGTACCAATAGTGCATACTGGCTTTGGTGATGCACCACCAGATGCCTTGAAGGTCACGGTCGCCATGTTGGCAGGACCGGTCAAGGCAATAGACGGATTGTAAGTAACCTGTTGCGTCGAACTCAGGATCTGCGTGGCGACATGAAGGGCCGTCGCGTTTGCAATGTTGTAGGTATCACCCTGCGTCACCCAGCCTGAGGCCTCCGTGATTGTCCCGCTACCGCCATTGTCAGAAGCGATGTTGCTGAACGCGATTTCACTGGCCTGTGCCGTCGTGCCGGTCGTGGTGAACGAATAACTCGTCGTCGTAGGATGATGGAAATCTTGGACTAGATCAAGTGCCCCTGAAGTAGGTAAACCAGATACTTCTGTTGCAACGAAGGAGACGATATTGTTCGTCGCACTCGCCATGTGGAGTGTTATTGACTGGGACGAGAGCGCCAAGCAATTCAGGCAGTAATAGACGATCAGCTTTATTTTTGAAGTTGTGTCGCTGTTTTCTGTGAGCGCGGCGACAAAGGTATTTCCCGCTCCGTCCGTGACCGGCGTCGTCGCATCAAATGATGTGTCAGGTTGATATTCTGTGGCATAGATGACAAGGGCGTTTCCTGCCGTCGTCGTCATCGCCGGACCAACGAAAGTCTGTGCTGAATTGTTTAGTCGGTTGGCTGTAACAGCTTGAACGACTGCAGGTGCAGCCATTACTGGTGTTGCTAAAGCTAAGAGCCAACCGACTCCTAATACCGCTAAGATAGACTGGAATGTCTTCATTACGGTGCTTGATACCCCTGAGCGTTACAATAAGCCGTGGTTACACCCGTACCACTTGTAAAAGTGAATGCCGTGGCTGTCGCAGTCGCAATCGGAGACAAGAAATCCATGTTGTTCGCTCCGCCATTGCCAGCGGCAGGAATGATCATCTTAGTGGAATTGGCGTCGCTGAAAGTGATGACGATCGGTGATGTGCCGGTATCGGTACGCCCGCACTGAACGCCAGTGATATAGTTCTTGATGCCAGTAGCACCTGCCGCAATGATCGAATGAGCAGACGTATCCGTGCTGGTGGCTGTCCCATTCACCCGGAGGCTGGAAGGTGCAAAGGGATCGACAACGATCTTGCCTTGAGTCCCACACATAGGTCCGACTAGCTGACCATCCGTGACGGCTGTAGGCTGGGTCGTAGCTGCCCTACAGGCGACATAGATCGCGCTAGACGGAACAGATGAACCAGGACTGGCAGTGCCTGCCTGAGCTGCCGCTACCAAGGCTTTACTACAAGCCGCTATAGTTCCTGCGCTGGTGCTATTCGGACAACCTGTAGAAGGATTGTCTGTCGGAGTACCAAGGACAGAGGATATCGCAGTAGTATTCGTTGCTGTCGTAGCTGCTGAGGTATTACCGGTAGTCTGGTTGGCTGCTGTAGCAACACCAGTCGTATTAGTAGCAATCGTAGCTAATGAAGTATTACCTGTGGCTTGATTCGCAGCAGTCGAAGCTCCAGTCGGTAACGATACAGTACCAGAGATGTTATTAATGTTATTAGTCGAACCAGTCAGCTGAGTCGCAAAGGTTCCAGTACCTACGACAGTGGCATTCAACTGTGAAGCCGTAGGCTGGGTTACGACACCGCCTCCGCCACCACTAGAAGAACTACCTCCATAACCAGCAGCAAGACCAGAACCACCTTGGATATTGACTTGACCTGCGGTTGAACCAGTACCAGTACCAGTCGGGGCGATTACGCTTAGATGAGTCGCTGATCCGACATGGATGCCGATGGCAGCACCGGCTTTCAAGGTCTGATCGGTAGATACGGCTGTTCCAGCACCTGTCTGGATCCGGAAGTTGACATCTACAGAACCTTTGTTGGTGACGATGACGTCTGTACCGGCAGGAAGGGCTACGTCCTGAGACGTATTCACGACGTCAGACACGTTAGCAGTCGCACCAGCGGTAGGGGTAAATCCTGCCAGAGTAGCCGAGAAAGTACCTGAGACAGGAATAGTCGCGCCGTACTGGACGAAGCAAGGATAAGGCTGACTAGACGGACAGGTATAGCCGTTATAAGTACTGCCCTGATTCAGGAGGAAACCAGTAATGGCTTGGCCTGACGTCTGGGCAAAGGAAGCCCCCGTAGCCGAAACCAGGAGAGCTAGAGCTAAAAGGGCTTTCTTAAACATCATGATCCTTATTTCGTGACGTCAGCTACGGCTGACTTGACGGCGTTATAAGCCTGTTGGGCTAGAAGTTGGGCGTCCTGGATAGCGATAGGCTTACCGGCATTAAGAGCCGACTGGATGATAGTATTGACAGTAATCGATTGTTTCTGACCACCAGTCAGATTGGCAAATTCAGCAGCGGCAAGAGTAGTCACCATATTCACCGCAAGTGACTTGAACTGTGAAAGGACAAGGACAAGGTCGGATTCAATGGTGGGAACTAGACGTCCTTCCCACTGGATGATGGTATTCTTGAGTGACTGGACCTCATTTAGAGCCGCAGTCTTGATTTCGTCCCAGAGATCTGAGAAAGTATTAGCCATTATAGTTCCTTTTCGAGTAATATCTTAGTTAGTGCGTGTTCTTGGAAGTAAGCGGCTATCCTGTAGCCTTGTTTTGAGTATTTTTTTAGGTCTTCTGTGAGTTCTTCGACCCATTTTCCTTTTAAAACGATGTAATCACAGCCGTTTTCAGGCGTATCTTTGATATTTTCAGCCATATTTCACCCTGTCTCTTGAAAACGGGTCGTAATCGTACTGATGGATCGGTTTTACACCGAAACTTGCCCGAGTCTTCTCTATCGGAAGAGCAAAAGTAAGCATCAGGGCGTCCATATGGTCAGGAGAATGACCTAGTTTGGCCTTTAGGTCCTCTTTCGGCTCGATGAGGAGCTTCTCACCTTTGAAAGTGTACGTAGTTTGGGTGAGGGCTTGAGTGAGTTCGATGATGTCGGGAAGTGCACCACCGGCTTTGATCCATGCGACAAGCTTGAAAGCCATCTCAGCTCTTTTGTTGAAATACTGGGGGTCTGTCGCTTCTTGAGAAAAGTGTATACCAATCGGGTCTTTACCTAGTCTGACGAGGTTGTCGAGCCAAGAAGCCCCGAATCCACCTGTGTTATCGATGAAACAGGCATCGGCGTCCCAGTCGTTCCACTTCCTGAGAGTGAGTTCTGCTCCCCGAGTACCGTCAAGATTCCTGTACTGGAGAGGTGTGAAAGCCTGAAGTCCTTGTCTTGGAAATATGATGGAAGAGTCATCGCCATAACGGGCGACATCGATTCCGAGTAGTCTAGGATGTTCTGCGAAATCGACTTCACGATACTTTCTGTTGATAGAGTCTTTGATGTCTTCAGGGCCGATAAGGGCGTTGAATGAAGCAGGAGGGAACTGACCGAAGACGTTGACAAGAACCCAAGGGTTGTCTCTGCCGTATTTCTGGATCTGTTCTTTAGCCCAATCGACGTTGACCCTAGGAGATCGGTTAGGGTTGTCTGGATCAGACGTGATCTCGACGACATGCCACATCCTGCGGTCTACGGTACAAGCCCGATAGAGAGGTCCTTCTAGATGGGTCGGGTTACCGGCCTGGACTAGATGTCCTTCCTTACAGGACGAGAGAGCAGCCTCAGCAGTAGCCATGATGGCTTCAGGAATACCACCAGACTCATCCAGTACAAACATGATGTAATCAGCATGAAGACCGGCAAGAGTATTACCAAGAGTATTAGGATCAGCGGCTTTAGACCATTGTCTAGCAGCCATCCACCAAGTCTCAGGAGCGTCTTTGTAGAAGATACGTTCCTTCTGCCAGACGAAGGTGTTCTTGATGAGAGGCGAATGTTCACGCCATTTAGCCATTTCTGACCAGAGGCCGTCTCGGAGGTTGTCTCCTGAGATACTGACGGCGGCGATCTTGGGGTTAGGACGGGTTACGAGGAAATTCCAGCAGAGCCAAGCAAGGAGACAGGACTTGCCTGGACCCTTACTCGCTTTCATCGCTATCCGAGGATTGCTCGGAAAGGCCTTCAGGACCTCGTCTTGCCAAGGATCGGGAGTAGCCCCGAATACCTCACGGACGAAGATGTCTGGACGTTCCCGCCAGATCCTTAGACGATCAGATGAAGAAGTCAAGCAGTGGCTTCGTGGTTACAGAGGACGCCACACTCGATATCAGGTTCTTGGGTGTAAATACCGGTACCTTCAGGTAGCTCGTCCAAGAAGACTCTCTTACGAGTCCCTCCGATGCGAGATTTATTGATTGCGACGTCTAGGTCTCTTTCGACCTTTGCCATTTTGTTGTATATCTCTGGGAAGTCCTTACGGATCTTATTCCAGTATCCGGCTTGTCCTTTGACACAGCCGATGCAGTTGTTGTTCTTGTAACCTAGCTTATACATCGCCGGGAGTTCGATACCGGCTTGACGGATCATCCTGTGACAGTCGGCTTTAGTTAGGTTGTTATCTATCAGAGGGAATTCAGCGAAGAGTTCAGGATTTTCTTTGTAGAACCTGTCTACTCTGTGCTTCTCGTCTGCTGTGAAACCGAAGACATGGATGTCGTCAGGCTTCTGGTAGTCCTTCCGGACGTTCTTCTTGAGTTCTACGGTACACCGGGCACCTCCGACTCCTACGAGCCAACGAGTCTTCTGGAAGACGTCGTAGATGTCTGTGTAATCCGGAGACTTCAGGATCTTGATACTTCGGTTAAGCCAGGTCTCGATGTCTGAGAGGAATCTTCTGTTATCTGGGTGTTCGTAGGCGAAGGTGTCGCAGTAACAGACTTCACAGGAGTCGCCGTATTTATCTACGGCTAGTTTGGCTGCTACGGCTGAGGCATCACCACAGGAGAACCAGGCTAGGACTCTCAGTTGATAGTCTCGACCTTGAGAGGTTCGATAGGTAGTTCAATCGGCTCGTCCTTGAAGGAGGCATCGATGAGGTCTTTCAGGGTAGTCGTGTGATTCACCTCGACCTGTTCCTTGAACATACCTAGGTGTTTACCGATCTGGGTCAGGGCGGCTACCTTGTCTGCTGGCTTAACCGTCTTGACAGAGACGGACTTGCTCTTCCTGCCTCCTGAGTCAAGAAGGTTGACCTGAACTTCAGAACCGGCAGCCTTGTCTCTGGAGAGACCATTGAGATCTACCTCGGCTTCACCTTCGGAATTGACAGAAACGACGTCTCCGGGTTTGGCGAAGGCTATGAGTGCCAGTTCCTGGAGGACACGGGCTGCCGTGATGCCACAGATCTCGGCACCTTTCTTCTGGGAGTCTTTGATTAGCTTCCGGACCCGTTTGTCTTGGAGGAGACGAGAACCGATCTGGGCGGCTGTGTCGATCGAATAACCAGCCCGGATGGCGGCCTTCTTGGACGAAGACGAGTCCTTGATGAACTCTTCTGCGAACCTCTGAGCCATAGGCGAGAGTGGGCGTTTTAGATCTGGATCTTCTTCAGACATTAGCGGTAGTTATCAGGGTGAGAGAGGAAATAAACGATATATCCGGCGAATACGACTAAACCGAAGGATACGACTCCTACGACTATACCTAGATACTTAAGGATCTCAAGAACCACTGATTAGACCTCCCCAGCCTTCGGCTAAAGACAGTGGTGTGTCAAGAATGAGGGTCAGCTTTATGGGCTCCTTTGGTACGGTTATAAGAACGGTTCTTATGACGAGAACCAAGCATCCAGTTCTTAGGGGAGTTATTCAAGGCAGACCCGTCTTTGTGCATCACGTCCTTGCCGTCTCCTTTATGAGCCTTGCCTTCTTTTTCTAGCTCACGACGGGCGTGGTTACGATTCGCCCTCTTCCGCTTCTCTAAAGGAGACGCCTGATACTTGGCTTGGGCTTTACGATGGGCAGAGATCTCAGCGGCAGTCTGCCATCTCTCGAGTTTACTCATGAGGGAGGGGGTTTTCGGAACTGGGGGAGGGAGAGACACCAGAGGTGTCGAGAGCCACTTCGTGGCGGGAGACAGGGAAAGAAGAACTCTGAATATAGTTATTCATTGTTCTTACAGGATACTCGAGAAGCTTAATTATTAAGGGGAGTTTTAGAAGAGAAGTTTCTTAACGGTCTGATTAGTTAACAGTTAGCTAATAGCAGTTAGTAGCTAATTAGAGTTCTAGAAGATGTTCTAGAATTCCCTTATTGAACACTACTATTATACCATTTTAATAATTCCGTGTCAAGTACTATTTTAAGGATTCTGAAAGATTCTTTTGTTCTAGCCTCTTTAAGGCTCTTTCTAGAAGGATCTGGTCCCTGTTCTTCTTGTACCACATCTTTTTATACTGTTTGTTGTAATCCCTTCTACGGGCGTTGATGAGGGCTTTGTATCTCTCGTAGTACTTCTTATGGGACTCTGTATAAGTGCTAGGTTTGGGGTCTTCAGTAGCCATATTATTAATATGTGACTCCTCTTAAAAAATCGATTTAACTGACGGTTGATTGAGATAGAATTTATAGGGGTGTTCCCCTCAGTGTAGTATTATATCATATAATACAGTTATTGTCAAGAAATATTATATAATGGTGGGTGTATTAAATGATTTCTGGGGATTTTCTTATATGTCCCGAGGGGGTATTTCGCATCTATCACCCCTCGCTTGGGGGGCCCCTAGGGGTCGTCCTACAGCAATCCTAAGGGCATCCTATAGCGAAGCTAGTATCTGCCTAGTGTCACCCTAGAACGCCATAGGTTTAGGCTATGAGCATACTATGAGGCTAGGCCCATCCTAAGCACCCTGGTAGCTGGCCTTGAAGCATGGGCCTGTATGAGCCACCCTAGGCGGCCATCTTTAGCGGGCATACTTGGCTAGGTCGTAGTGTGAGAACCTCTGTGTATGGCCTTCCTAACGCGTCCTGTAGGATTGTAAGGCATGGGTCTAGAAAGCGCCTACACCAATCAAAGCCAATACATACACCCCTGTAATACACTAATCATTCCATACCCTTGGCCTAGTATCTGCCTATTCCTTGTCTAGCTCCGTGCTACTTTTTTATCCTCTGTTTGAGCATAATCCTGGCTAACCCCTTGGAATCACAGTGTAATAATTTGTGATTCGACTATTTCCCGGCTAGGATCATTCTCTCCGTGTTGTTTGACAGTCCCTTCGGGGCGATTAATCCGTTACCGCACGGTCTAGCATTCCGCTAGGCTGGCTGTAACATCTTTGGAGACTACCATGTCCAAGACCGCTCGCATCCTTCCCGATATTTCCACCCTTCAGGCCCAGTTAGCCGCTCTCGCGGCTGAGAACGAAAGATTGAAGGCTCAGACTTCTCGGGAAACCCGCGTAACCCTTGAGGACTACAAGGGTATTCCTGTTCTGAAGTTCGAGGGTAATTTCAAGCCCTTCCATGCCGGTATGTCGAAACTCAAGGCAATCCTTGAGATGGAAAAGACGGTCCAGAAGTTTATCAAGACTTCTGGCAAAAGCATCGATTAGGCTAGGCCCCTAGGGCCGTTACGAAACCAAGGGTTTCCAATGACATACCGGCAACTCAACGGGTTATCCTTCTCTGTCTGCCTATCAATCGCAGTCATTTGGATAATCCTTTCCCTCTAAGATCAACCCCTAGGCTAACCTTCCAAACAACCGGAGGGAATGCCCTAGGGGTTTTTCTTTGCCTATCTGTTGCGACTGATTCTTAGTTCCTGTTCTCATTATGTCCTCAACGTACAGCCGGGTTTCCCTCAGGACGTATCACCCTACCGGCCTGTCCCTGTTTGCGTCTGTACGGGGCTGTAATCGCGTCTAGCAGGCTTCTAGCGAGCCGTTGTCCCTAGCTGAACCGGGTCTTAGCTGGCCCCCAGGGCTGAGTTTAAGAATCATCCCAAAGAAGAATTAGAATCATTCCAGGAACCCCGAATTTCCCAACGATTTCAAAGGGTTATCCCTGCGGCAGAATGTCGCATTCCACCAGGTCCGGCCCCGTGAGAGGGTGAGCAACTTCGGCGGGTTTCCCTAGGTATGATACCTAAGGGCCTAGATCAAGGGATAGAACTGGTTATGAAAGCGCCTAGACATATCAGGATAGCCAAGAAAGAGGCTCTGGACAAGGCTAAACAAGCCTATCTAGACGCCAAGGCTAATGGTACGCTAGAGCGGACAGGCCATACCGCTAAAGGCTTAGAGCTATCTGGTCGCCCGGTTAATCTAGGGTTCCGTTCCTCTCCTAACCTGCTTATCGGCTATACGTTCCATCAGCCTATGAACGCCAAGGGCAGCTACGACAAACGGAAAGCCCGTAGCAACCTAACGGATCAGGAGCTGTACCTAGGCGGTCTAGACAGGGATCACAAGGAACGGGGCGAAGCTAGGATACGGGTAGGAACCACGCCTAGCAGGATGGTCCCGATCAAGGACAAGCTGACTGGTGAGGAAAAGCTAGTCCGTGTCAAGGCCAAGGCGAAATGGCAGGACGTCGGCTTGGTGTCATGCAAGCCTAAGGATGGAGGCAAGGCCGGATGAAACATTTCAGGCTAAGAGCTAAGGCGAAGTACCTAAGACGGGTAGAACGTGCCTCGGTTCGTAGTCTGTTGAGACGGAAGGGTATATCGGTAAGGCCGGAGCGCTTTACCAATGCACCTAAGACACTGAGACTGGATAGAGTGCAGATCATATAACCCGGATGGCCGGTACTGGCTTGCTAGTATTCTGCCTTAGAGAGTATCGAACGGGAACTAACTAGGCTGGGTGAAGCGCCTAGGTATTGGTTCTACAGGGCTTAGGAGCCTTGGGGGCGAGCAGGAGAAGTTACAGGGCCTAGCTGGTTAGCCAGTGATTGCCTGTAGCCAGAGTACCCACGTCAATCCCATAACCCTGTAGGTAGGTCTAGGACAGTGATGGACTAGACTAAGGCCGCTAGAAACCTACCAAGGGGTAGGCCAATAGACCCAAGAGGGTGCGATAGGTTTGTCCATGGCAAACCCGTGTAGTGCGAAGCTATGCCTGCTTAGTAGGCGATTGAGTAGCATGACAGGGATTGATAGCCCAAGGCTTGACAGCTATGGACATTAGCAGGGGAACGCTAGAGATAGCGAGACTTTGGACCTGTATGTACCCTCTAACGCATCGGACAGGACAGAGTGTATGCTTAGTTCCTACCGATAGCTAGGCCAGACATACTATGGTATGCTACTAGGCCAAGGGTGCGAATGTAGTCGCTGAGTAGCGAACCATTACAACGTAGTATGGGTGTAGTGTAGCAACTAGCAAGCTGTCTAACGGGTGGCGTAGATGCTAGGGATACGCTATGTCTTATGCTATCTGTAGTGTAGTAGCCAGGGTCTAAATCATTAGCTCTGGAAGTGTGACCGTAGCGGGTCGTGGTGCAGTTAGCATCAATCACTGCGAAAGGCGACGAGTGCTGGTTGGTAGTGTCTGTATAGATGCTACCGTGCGGCCAGCAGTGAGCACACTAATGGGAACATGGTCGAAGGGTCTAGTACCATTGAGACGTACGAAGTTAGTGTGTTCTCTCTTGGCCGCAGTTGTTAGATCCCCGGCCTGAGGGCTAAAAGGGACCGGCCAAACCAATGCTAGCTTGATGCTAGTGTCCGTGGTAGCTACGGTTTTAGCTACATGCCATAACTACCTCAAAGGAGACTACTATGGCTCGTTCAAGCAATGTCATGAAGAATACCACCTCGACTCTGCCGGGCAATCCCGGTACGAACAACCTGGTTCCTATCGAAGTCCCTGAGGTTCGCCGTAACAAGGGTAACTCTGCCGTCCTCCAGATGGTTGACCGTGCCCTTAAGGCTGCGAAATCCATGGTCCAGTCTGTCCAACAGTTCGAACCTGAACTCAACAAGGCTGCCGTGGCTTGTGTCCAACACTTCGCGAAGTGTGGCGACATGGGACCGGCTGACAGGCTATACCAAGGGCTCCGTGCCTGCGGTCACCCTGTCACTACCACGGCTGCGGCTGAACTCCGCGTCTGGTTCAAGGAGAATTCCCCGATCCAGTGGGACTCGAAGAACAAGGTGTTCAAGAACAAGGACGAGGCCAAGGGTCGGATCACGACGAACGAACAGGTCGAAGAAGCCAAGGGATATTTCGAGACTCCTCAGGCTCTCCGTGCCCGTTCGGCGGCAGAGCGTGCCCACGGCCAGAACCTCAAGCCGGTGACTGCGAAGATGATGATCAACAGGATCATCGGTGCCGGTGCTGGTTTCTACGCCAACATCAAGGCCGGGAAGGACCAGCGGCCTATCGCTGACGGCGAAGAGGCCCGGATCAAGCGTATCATCAAGGCCGTGAATACCGCCGTGATGGACGTTGCTGGCGATGATGCCGCCGAGGCTATCAAGAAGGTAGCCTAGCCTATCTACCTTCTGATTGCAGGGAGTAGCTGACTCTGCTCAGTGATCACAGACGGGGCGTACCGTAGCTGGTTGTAAGCCCCCAATAGGATGAAGTATGAAGCGGCCTATGGCTGCGACCCTTAGACGAGGGGTGTTTAGAAAGGTTGCTGTTGCTCACTGGCGGTAACTCAATACACCTATTAGTCGGGGCTAACGTTTGCAGTGAGTGAGAGTTCTGTCTCTAGCTGCAAGTCACCCCAAGTGTGCCTAAACCTCTGTGAGGCCAGTGTGCGCTTGGGGTTTCTTGTGTCTAGCAATCAACCGAAACCGCTTAGGGAGTGACCCAACCGCGACCCTTTATGCCATGTCGTGAGATGTAGAGAGATGGGTTGGACATTGGCTCTACGGCTAGACACAACCTACAGAACTTGTGACAGTCCTGTTCCCCGCCCCTTCATCAGGGCTAGTCGCAACAGCAGCCGAAAGGCTGCGCATACGTGACCTCTGGTCACTACGTAAGCCCACAGTCTGACTGACTATAGCATCGCTGAAAGGGTCAGGCTGTGGGTTTACTTGTGCCTAGTGGAGGATGTTATGTAATCACGACTGAAGTACTAGCCTTTTAGAATTGGTAACTGTGGAACTAGTTGTAGTAAAGCATCAGTCATCTTGTTCGTTTGAACTAGTTTGGCTGGTGCTTTTCTGTGTCTAGTGTGCTCGCCCATCAAGGCTGGATTAGTATTGTAATCGGTGGCTGTGAAAATCCTATATGCTTCGGCTGGATCATTAGCAGATAGCTGCAAACTTACACCTAGCTAGACACTTCAAATAACCTCGTAGCTCAACCGGATAGAGCAACAGACTTCTAATCTGTAGGTTGTTGGTTCAAGTCCAATCGGGGTTTCGATTAATCCACATGGAGGAAACTATGAAGTGTGTCAAGTATCATTCAGGACGTATAGATCGAGTTTCTGACGATGACGCAGAGGCTCTTGTTAAGGCGAAGAAGGCTGTGTATATCCCTAAGCAGGAATACAAGAAGCAGCAGGCTGCGATGGCCCGGTCATGATAACGACTAACGGGACTAGATTGTACTATCACGACCTAGCTACGGATTCATTCGTCTGTTTCTGTACACTCCATCACAGGATCCAAGCCGTGACTGGCGAGAGAGAAGCAGCCGACTACTACCTCTCCCATGGGTTTGAGAGGTTCCGTATCAAATTCAAGATCAAGTCTGCACCACCAGGATCGAAGGACGACAACGTATTCCGTCAGGTCTATCAGCAGTGGTGCAACAAGATCAAAAGTAAATTTGGAGAAACAGTTTACGTATTCTAGAAGGGGCTTGATATGACACAACACGATAAACTCACAGAAGCCCGTGGGGTGTTCTACCACGGCCCAGGGCTAGCTCTCGTGTTCTGGTTCACTGTCATAGTGTTATGGAGGATACTCTGATGTGCTCAAGATGTTTCTGTGACACCGAGACAGACGAGCCAAGAGATCCGATGCCGCCTTGGTTGGTTCTTGTCTACGCCTTGACTATGATCGTAGTCATTCTTGGTGTAGCCTCACTCGGAGGGATGTGATGTTCCTATCAACCAGAGATCACTGGAGCATGTGCCCGGTTTGTTTCTACAACAAGCCAGATTGTTTCTGTGCCGTCTCGACCAAGGTAGCGAATGACAACCAGTCAGGCCAGCACGCCTTGTTTGACATGGCTTGTTCGATAGCCGCTCGTGCCCTAGGTTTGCCTCCGGAAGGATTGTTATATCCATGAGCTTCTGGTATGAGAATATGCAAAATGGTGTGACAGAGCAGAAACCATTGATTGGTTATAGGTTCTATCGTTGGGTTGATAATGAGTACGGTGATCCATTACCAGGAATCGTTCTAGAATTGTTTTGGAGACGGTACTTTATGGGAGTGGCTTATGGTTGGTGGTTTAAGTATAGTTTAACAATCATGTTGAACTGGCCTACTGTCTCTTTCCATAAGAGTGTAATGAAGCATGACTAGTCAGAAATGAACGTACTACGGTAGAGATACCGGCTAACGCCTTCTGTGGCTTGCGTCCGACGGAGGGCCTGAAGCGCAATAGTACGTTCTTTTGTGCCTAGTGGCCCGTGAGTTGCGGCTGAGAGGATAAAACCTACTGGTGGACCTTTCGATAAGCTTTTAAACTCCGGTGTATGTCCAGTAGCTTAACACTAGGCACAACTCATCACGCTACAAGCGTAGCGAGTAGACAGGAGGGCAACATGATAGGTCGAGTGACTCTGACAGTGAACTACAAAGACATGTCGAAGCGTCCGTCTGAGTTCCATTGTGACAACATCCAGCAAGCAGAAAGTAAGCTCCAGTCTATCAACGATTGGAGCAGCTTCG